GTAGATATTTGGCAGGCTCGCCAAGTTAGTTCTACAGGCGGCGTATCGCCGGACTTTACTCCTAGCCCATATCGCATGGGTAACACTCTCTTGGCTAGAGTTCGTGGACTTATTGCTCACGCACTTGATCCGCGTTCGATGGTCGGATAATGCCAGTTGCTCTCACTACTCTTAGAACCACGATTGCGACAGCTTTAGTCGATAACGCTAAGTGGCAAACCTTTGCATTCCCACCAGCAACAGTCTTGGCTAACTCAGTAATTGTTAGCCCTTCTGATCCATATTTAGAGCCTAATAACAATCAACACAACACCATTGCTCCAACTGCTAACTTTAAGATAATCATCACCGTTCCTTTATTTGATAATGAAGGAAACCTCAATGGAATTGAAGATGCCCTTGTGGGTGTGTTCAACAAACTCGCAGCATCCTCATTAACCTATAATGTGGGAGCAGTAACCCAGCCAAGCGTTCTTAACGCAGCATCTGGCGACCTGCTTACTTGCGAGATGTCACTATCCGTTCTAACTACCTGGAGCTAAAATGTCCGAATGGGAAAAAGAAAACGAAGCCTTCCTGAAGAAAATCGGGCAGGTTACTTCAGCACCAAAGCCAGCATCTACTAAGAAAGACGAGGAATAATCCTAATGGCTGTATTTCTAAACAATAACGTAGGCGTTAAGATTAACTCTGTTGATCTTTCTGACCATGTAACAGCAGTAACAATCAACCGTTCATTTGATGAACTCGAAGTAACAGCGATGGGTGACAACTCACACAAGTTCGTAAAGGGCTTGGAAGCATCTACTGTAACAATCGACTTCCTTAATGACACAGCATCAGCTAACGTCCTTGCGACACTTCAAGCTGCATGGGGAACAACAGTCACAGCTGTATTCCTACAGACAAAGGGAACAGCAGTATCTGCAACCAACGTTTTATATACCGTTTCTCTGTTGATTAACAACACAACAGACATCAACGGTGCTGTTGGCGATATTGGTACACAATCAATCACATTTACTGCTAACTCAACAGTTGCAGTAGCCACAACAGGTACTTTCTAAACAACTAAACAAAGGGGCACAGCATGGCAAAGCTAAAAGTAACAAGGGCAGATGGACAAGTTGGGGAGTACCCAATCACTCCATTGGTGCAATATGGTTTTGAGATTTACGCTAAGAAGGGCTTTCACAAAGCGTTCATCGAAGATCAGAAGCAAAGCGATATCTTCTGGCTAGCTTGGGAATGTATCCGCCGTTCGGGTGAAACTGTTAAGCCATTCGGAGAAGGATTCATTGAAACTTTGACTAGCGTTGAAGTTCTCGATGATGACCCTTTGGCTTAGGGCGCGACTCGATCACCTATCTGATTGCTAAATTAAGTGTCAGACTCGGGATCGCGCCACAACAATTATTAGAACTAGATGAAGTAATGCTAAAGAACCTAATCAAGGTTCTACAGGATGAAGCAAAGGAGGCGAGAGATGCCAGCCGTAGAACTAAGAGGTAACTCTGATCTACGCAAAGCATTACGCCAGTTTGCACCAGATTTAGATAAAGAATTAAAGTCTGAACTTCGCAGAGCGTTACAACCGGTTGTCCGCAAGGCGCGTGGCTATGTTGAATCTAACCCTATGAGCAACTGGAATGCCTCATCTTCTTCTAGTGCTACATTTCCTAAATACAATCCAGCTCTTATTAGTAAAGGCATCGGCTTCTCAACTGGTGTGACAAAGAAAAACAAAAACGGATTTAACAGCATGGCTAAGATTTACAACCGTACTGCCGCTGGTGCGATTTATGAACAAGCTGGTGTAAAGAACCCACAAGGTCAGCCTTGGGTTGGACCTAAAGGTCCTGCTGGTAAAAAGTATTCTCACTCAAACTGGAAAGGCGCAGGAGCGCAGTTCATTGACAATCTTCCAGAAATAAAGTCAAGCCTTAAAGGACAAGGACGCTTGATCTATCGCGCTTGGGCTGAGTCTAGAGGCGTTGCAGAAGGCGCAGCAATGAAAGCCATTGACAAAGCAACTATGGCATTCACAGCAAGAAGCAGAACAACAACATTTAGGAAGGCAGCCTAATGGCATTACCAGAGATTCTCATAGGGTCAAAGTTTGATGCTAAAGGCTTTAAGCAGGCAGAAACGGCAACCGATAAACTAGGCAAAAGCATTAAGAATCTTGCCTATTCTTTTGGTCTAGTATTCAGCGCACAGAGACTTATCTCATTTGGCAAAGCTTCTGTTAAGGCTTTTGCAGAAGATGAGAACGCAGCTCGTTCGCTTGGCATGACCCTAAAAAATCTTAATCTTGATTATCTAGGTGCGTCAGAATCAGTCAATAGTTATATCTCAAATTTAGAAAAGCAGACTGGTGTTCTAGATGATGAACTCCGTCCGGCTATGGATCGATTGCTTCGTGCAACTGGATCATTAACTGAATCACAGAAGTTACTTAGCCTTGCGTTAGATATAAGTGCTGGTACAGGCAAGAACCTAACTACTGTTTCGCAAGGACTTCAGAAGGCTTATTTGGGCAACAATGCTTCTCTTGGGCGTCTAGGTGTCGGACTTACAAAGGCAGAACTTTCAACAAGTACATTCCTGCAAATCCAAGAACGCCTAACAGAACTCTTTGCTGGTCAGGCAACGTCAGCTGCTGAGAGTTATTTGGGTTCAATGAACAAGCTAACTATTGCATCTAATAATGCTAAAGAGATTATTGGCAAAGACCTTCTAGACGCTATGCAGATGATTGCTGGAGATGAAGGTATCGGTGGAGCAACCACAGCAATGGAAGGCTTTGCAACTCAAATCGGTAATGTAATTACAGGCATTTCAGTCTTGGCAGTAAAGCTTAAGGCAATACCAGGTGCAGGATTTATCGGAGACATTTTATCCGCTGGTGCTCAAATCTCAGGACTAGGACTTCTTTCAAGATTAGGTTCATCAAGCAAGGCTCGTTCAGCAGGCACTCCAGCACAATCGCCAGGACAACGCAAAGCAATCGATAAAGCCAATGCTGATGCAATTAGACTTCAAAAGTCCAAGAACACTTTATCTAAGATTGATAACGACAATACTGCTAGAAAACTTGTTCTCACAGGCGATCAGTTAGCCCTTCTAGAATTAGAAAAGAAGTTCGATGTAGAACGCATTGGTTTATTTGCTGCAATGAATCAGGCGACTGATGGCGAAACAAAAATGCGCCTACTATCTCTTATTGCTATCCACGATCAGAACGCAGCCCTTGCAGGACAGATTAAAAAGACAGATGCAGCAACAGATGCAATGGAAGCATTCCGTCAAGCCATCCTTGCATCTATTAGAGCATTACTAGACAAAGTTCAAAACGAACTTGCACAGCTACAGGCTTTGACTGGCAACACCCCAGTCACAGCAGGCACATCAACTTTTATGACCAATGACCCAACAGCGGTATCTGGTGGCATTCCTAACACAGCATTGTCTATGGACTTTGGTGCTGGAACATTTAGAGCTGCTGAATCTCGCACAACAAACATTTCAGTAAATGTGCAAGGCTCAGTTACTACTGAGCGCGATCTAGTCAATGCCATTACTCAAGGCATCTATAACAATCAGGCTTCTGGAATCCCAATCTCCTATACGACTGCGTACAGATAATGGCATTACCAGCAACCCTTGTTGTCAAGATAAATCTATCGGGCGGAGCTTCATTCGGTAACCCGTTTATCTTGGGTACTTCACAGTTGGGCTTTGCTGAACTTGCATCTAGCGTTCCTGTCATTGTCGATGTTTCTGCTCAGACCACAAACATCTCGACTCGTAGAGGGCGCAACCTTTTGCAGGATAATTACGAGTCCGGTCAGGCAACCATAAGAGTTGTTGATCCAAACGGTGACTTCAACCCACAGAACACCTCTAGCCCCTATTTCGGGCTATTACAGCCACTTAGGAAGATTCAGGCATCTGCTATCTATGGCGGAGTTACTTATGGCTTATTTGGCGGTTATATCACCGAATATCGCTATACCTATCCGACTGGGCAGGAAACGGGTTACGTTACTTTTGTCGTCTACGATGCATTCCGCTTGATGTATAACTCCAATGTCACAACCGTCACAGGCGGCACACCAGGTCAGACAACCGCACAGCGCGTTCAATCTATCTTGACCATGATTGCTTGGCCGCCTGCATTCACCAGCATTGGCACAGGTGCTACAACATGCGTGGCAGACCCTGGCACAACACGCACAGTTCTAGAAGCAATCCAGACTGCTGAGTTCACAGAGCAAGGCGCGTTCTACATCGATGAGAATGGCGTGGCAACTTT